AGCAGTCACATAGTCGAGGAGGAAAAGAGAGGACACTATATTCCTCTACCTTGGGAGAAGAAAAATGAAAAGGCGGAAGAATCCAGTCGCCAAAAACTTAAATAAATTTAATAAACCAGCCACTCATGCCGACAGAAAAAAGAAGTTAGCAAGTGGTTATGTTAAGCATAAAAAAGAGGAAATATATGAAAAAAATTACGATTTATAGTAAGCCAGATTGTGGCTACTGTGTAATGGCAAAGAACTTGGCAGAGCAACGCGGTTGTGATGTAGAGTATTTAACTATGGGTGAAGATTATTCACCGAAAGAACTTATGGATACTTTTCCAGGGGCTAGAACATTTCCTCAGATTATTTGTGATGGCGAGAAAATTGGAGGATACTCTGCATTAGTAGAGATATTAACCGATGAAGTATAAGTTTAACGAAGACGAAGTATTAACTATAGTTCGAAATCATATTCTACAAACGTATGATGCACACTATAGTAATAATAAAATTCAATCCACTGAGTTCATTATGGACGCGGGGCATGGCGAAGGATTCTGTTTAGGAAACATTATCAAATATGCCCAAAGATATGGAAAGAAAGGCGGCAAGAATAGAGATGATTTGCTTAAAATTATTCATTATGCCGTCATTTTACTTGGGAGTGAGTCTCAAGATTATTTAAAAGTGAATTATTTGGACAAGGAGGATTAATTGGCAATAAAACAAAAATCACATGAAAAGCTAAGTCCTGAGAATATTGCAAGAGTTATCGAGCATTTAAATGCTGATAGCCCAATAACTAAGAAAGAAGCTTGCGAGATGCTGAATATTAGGTATAACACGACCAGACTTCAGCGTATTATTGACGATTACCTAGAGTTGCAAGACTATCGTGAAAAACGAAAGTCGCAAAATAAAGGTAAGGCTGCGTCAAGAGACGAGATAAAGACTGTCGTGCAAAGTTATTTAGAAGGTTATAATATATCAGAGATTGCTAAAAATATCTATCGTTCACCTTCATTCGTGAAGAATATTGTTGAGCGTGTAGGAGTACCTCAGAAATTAGCTGAATCAGACTATGAAGGTATAAGAAATTCTATGCTACCCGAAGAATGTGTAGCAGAGAGTTTTGAGTATAACGAAAGAGTCTGGTTTCCAAAGAAAAATAAATTTGCTATCGTAAAAGATGAAATAACCCCTCAATATCAAGTTGAAAGACGAGGATACTTCGGTTATGGAGATATTACAAAAGCTACCAACTATGAAGAAAAGTATGGCGCCAAGTGTTACAAAATATTTGTACAAGAGCCTTGTGATACATCACAAACTTTATTTCCGTGGGTAGATGGCGAAAGAACAGGATTTTGGGGAACAGCACTAGCATATGATATGGGAAGCCTTAAGCACTTAGAAGAGTATTTATAAGGACATGGAACATGGAAATATTTATTGCAGCATGGCTGTCAGGCGTTGCCTTGGCTATGTGGAAAATTTGGCTTCCAAGTATCCAAGTAATTCGAGAGGTTGATCCCAATAATCCTTTGCTAGTAAGAATGTGGTTAAGTACTACAATCATATTAGTATTATTTACAATATTTTTGCCTATAATGATTCTAGCAATTCTGTTTGATGACCATACAGTAAGATTCATTAGGGCATTTGCAAAAGGAGCGATTGATGACAAATAAAGTAAAAATAACCTACTCCAGTTACGCAAATGGAGACTTGAGAGCAGACACAGTTAAGGTTGGAAACGACTGGGGCTGTGACTTTTATAAAAACGGAGAGTTCATTAAAAATGAACTATACAAGGGTCATAGTGAATCCTATGCAGAGGATGCGGCGGAAAACTATGTATCAGGAATTAAGAAGATATGAATTATTTAATGAAAGCATTGGAAAAGAAACTACAAGGCGAAATCGAAGTAGCACAAGCAAACATTCTAGTCTATACTAGAAACCCAGCAGGTATCGGGGAGCATCCCGACGTCGTTCAAGCTGTGGAATCTCAAATAGAGATTATTGCTCATGCTGAAGACAAAATTAATGCGATTCGCAAGCACTTTTCATCATAGCAAAGAAAAATAGTTCTTGACAACAACTTAATATTAGTGTATAATATATTTATATATTAGAGAATAAGTCAATGAGTGATAGATTTTATATGCAAATGGTAGAGGCGACTGGTTGGGCACCTGGCTATCGCAACACCACCACCATAGAAGAATATAGAACAAAATTTGGCTCAACAAAAAGGAGAAAAAAAGTGGCTTGGACAGACGAGAAAAAGCAAGAAGCAGTAGATATGTACACTGCAGAAGAACCAACTCCAGAAAATAGTATGGAGATTGTGAAAGACATCGCAGACCAACTAGAGGAATCACCAAATGGTGTAAGAATGATTCTTACAAAAGCAGGAGTATATGTTAGAAAAACTCCAGCTCCAAGTGGCGGCTCTGGCGGCGGTGGCGGTGGCAGAGTTAGTGTAGCAGACGCGCAAGCGGCAGTAACAAGTGCGCTAAGTGATGCAGGTCAAGAAGTTGATGCAGCAATCATTAGTAAACTTACTGGTAAAGCAGCTAACTACTTTGCAACCATTATAAACAACTTAAACAATTAATTAGTTTTAGTTTTTTATCTAGGGTATCTTAGGATGCCCTAGTTTTTTGCATCTTGACATAGTAACCAAAAAATCTACGATTCAAATAATCATTTGTTAGATAAATTTGGAGGTAACATGACAAAAGATGAATTTAAACAAAAGTTAGATGAGGCAGGAGATGCCGTCATCACTTACAGAAGTAAGAACTCAAGAAGACTAAAGTACAACATCTGCACTATGGACTTCTCTACTCCGTATATTCAGGAGAAGAAGAACCGAGCCAAAGAAGCAAATGACACTGTCCTATGTTTTTGCTGGGACACGGACTCTTACCGACTATTGATGCCTAAGAATGTTACAAGCATTGTACCATTGAATAAGATAATCAAGAACGAGGATCCTTATGATTGAGTTACATGAAGTACCAGCAATGTACGAAAAAATAATAAATCAAAAAGAAACAGAACAAGTACGTTTAGTTATCAACACCTTTCGTGGAGTTGAGTACCTATCCCTTAGAAAATATTTCTTAGACTTTGAAGAAGAGTGGCTGCCCTCTAGAGAAGGTATAACAATGCCTCTTGACATAGAAAATAGCAGAGAACTTTTCGTCGGTCTAGTAGAAATCTTATCCCTTGCCGAGAGCAAATCAATACTCGAATCAGAGTTCAAAGACATTCTCGATGAAATATACCTACCTTAAAAATAATTCTTGACAAATCCTAAATTTTTCTGTATAATATACTCATATTAAAAAAATACAGGAAAATTTATGATTATTCAAGGAAGCCTATCCTACGACCAGCACGGTCGTAAACGTAAACGAAAAATCACACGCAAGTCCCGTTCGTCTAGTCAGGTCAGGACACATGGTTTTCATCCATGCAACACAGGTTCAAATCCTGTACGGGATACCAAACAACAAGGGGCTGTAGCTCAGTCGGGAGAGCGTCGCATTTGCACTGCGAAGGTCGCTGGTTCGACTCCAGTCAGCTCCACCAGCGAGGGTGCAGGACGAGGAACTGCAGTAGATAACTCATGGAAACTTGAAATTAGTAAGAAGTATACAGTTGCACCTGCATATAATAAGGGTGCCTACCAAGTTATCCCTCGCGATGACGTAGAACATATCGGAAAATAATTCTTGACAAATGGTCAAATTTTTAGTATAATATATAAATGTTAGAAAATCTTATCAAAACAGCAAAAGAAGCGTATTACAATGGTAGACCAATCATGTCAGATGAGATTTTTGATCACCTTACAACAATGGCAACCGAAGAAAGTATCGGTTATAAGAGTTCTTATGAACGCAGATACAAGCATTTGTTTCCTTTGTTCTCCCTCCAAAAAGTGATAGACGGTGTAGACACTGCCCCCGATTGGGGCAGTGCAGACACTCTCGTCACTCCAAAACTAGACGGCGCTGCTATCAGTGTATTGTTTGGTGGAGGCAAGTGTCAAAAGGCACTTACTAGAGGTGATGGCATAGAAGGGTTGGATATTACTCCCCTAATTAGGGAACACTTAGTACCAGGGTCTATAGACTTTGATGGAGTGCTTCAAATAAGTGGAGAAGTAGTAGCCCCTAAAACTATAAAGAATGCAAGGAACTATGCGGCGGGTGCGCTTAACTTGAAAAGCAGTGCAGAATTTAGGCAAAGAGACCTAACTTTTATCGTGCATGGAGTACAGCCTTATATTACAGATAATTTTTCTTCTGATATGAAGTTTTTGTCTGACTTAGGGTTTCAAACGTGCATGGATAGTGATTACTCACAGTTTCCGCACGACGGCTCAGTTTTTCGTATCGCTGACAATGCTACCTTTGATAAGCAAGGGTATACAAGTCACCACCCTCGTGGAGCATTTGCATTAAAGTTTCAGGAAACAGGTATTCCAACTAAACTCCTAGATGTAGTATGGCAAGTAGGCAAATCAGGTGCAGTATCACCAGTAGCAATACTTGAGCCAATTGACATCGAAGGAGCGACTGTATCAAGGGCAACTTTACATAACAAGTCTATAATCGAGGCACTTGATTTAGAGATTGGGTGTACAGTTGAAGTTATTAGAGCAGGGAAGATTATCCCACAAGTCTTAAGGAAAGTAAGTTAATGGAACAACAAGATATGTTTGACCAACTATTAAATGGTCACATTGAAGATGGAGAGCCAGAACTAAAACCCTATCGTGACGAGTATGGCCGAAAGTTTTATCCGAGTAAGTATACTAACCACGAACATAAAGGATGGTATTGGAATGAAGAACTATTCGCTTTCCAAAGATGGCAAGATATGATGGACTGGTATCATGTACAAAAAAGCAAAAAACACAGCTAACGCAATTCGAGAGATAGATATGCTAAAGGATATTATCTCCGAGCAAACAGAACAGATTTACAAACTTTATAAACGGATTAATGAATTAAATGAGCAAGTTTCACAAGGACGAAATAGCGAACAGCAAGAGGATTTACAAAAGCGCCACACCTAAACAGACTATAGATTGGTATGTTAAGTGGGTATCTTCTATTATTCTTCTTAGCGCTATGGTTATAAGAGCCGCTCAAATTAACCCATTCCTTGATACCTGCTTATCCTTTCTAGGGTGTGCGGGCTGGCTTTATGTTTCTATCGCATGGAAAGATAGAGCCTTAATTATACTCAATGCAGTAGCATGTTTTGTGCTACTCACTGGAGTACTTACACAGGCTGCCGGCAATGTCTGGAGTCTATAACCAAACTTATTTTGATAACCGACCCGAAGAAAAGCTGAGGGAAGGGGTTCTTTACGGCGTTATTTTAGTAAATAAAGTAACGTTTGAGCGAGAGTGTATCAAAGTAGGAATCGCTAGTGGAAAAGACTGGCGTCACGTTATCAAACGAAGTCGTGGCTTTAGAGGATACGACTTGAGGATACAAAGAACGTATCATGACACTATTTATAACTGCTGGAAGTATGAGCAAGAATTACACAAGAAGTTCGCGCAAGACAGTTATAAACCGAAACAAAAATTTGGAGGACACACTGAGTGCTTCAAAATTTCTTCCCTCATTTTGAGGGAGTTTCCGAAAAATAGTTCTTGACTTTTGCTTATCCGTTTGATATAATATACATATAAAATTAAAAGAGAGAACAATTTTGACCGAAATACAAATTCCAACACATTGCCCAGCATGCAGTTCGCTACTGGAAACAGTGAAGGATCAGCTATTTTGTCGAAATGTTGGTTGTCCAGCACAGACTTCTAAAAAGGTCGAGCACTTCGCAAAAACTTTAAAGATTAAAGGCATGGGAGCAGCGACTATTGAGAAGTTGATGTTGGAGGATTATCACGATATATATTCCCTCACCAAAAATGAGATAGTAGATATACTAGATTCGGAGAAGCTTGGAGAGAAGTTGTTTGCTGAAATAGAAAAGTCGAAAGACGCAGACTTAACAACTCTCCTTCCAGCTTTTTCGATACCGCTGATAGGCTCAAGCGCTTCCAAAAAGTTAACGAGTCGCATCTCGTCATTATACGAGATAACCTATCAAAAATGTGTGGATAGTGGTCTTGGTCCTAAAGCGGCGTCGAATCTTATGGATTGGTATGATGGAACATTCATCGCGATGGGGTACAATGAGTTGCCCTTCTCTTTTGAAAGTAAGAGTTCTGTAGTCGACAACTCAGTTCCTACGAAAGGAGTTGTTTGTATAACAGGTAAACTTAAGAGCTATAAAACCAAAAGTATGGCACAAGAAGTTTTACATAAATATGGATATGAGACAAAGGACAACCTTACAAAGGCAGTTACAATCCTACTCAACGAGAGCGGTATTGAAAGTGCAAAAACTCAGAAAGCCCGAGATATGGGCGTAACAATTTTTAATAACATAAAACATATATTAGAGGAAAAATAATTATGGCATTACCAAAATGGACAGATGAAAGAACTCAAAGTCTAGTAGACTTTGTAGGCGAAGGCCCTGTCTCTCAGGCGATTGTTGCTGAGGCCGCTGAAGAACTAGAAACTTCAACAAGGTCAGTATCAAGCAAGTTGAGAAAAATGGGTTATGATGTAGAATTAGCTTCTGCATCTGCTTCTAAGTCATTCTCAGATGACCAAGAAGCTACACTAAGAGCTTTTGTTAACGATAACACAGGCGCTTATACTTATGCGGAAATCGCAGAACACTTTGAAGGCGGAGCATTCAGTGCTAAGTCAATTCAAGGTAAAATCCTTTCTATGGAACTTACAGAGCATGTTAAGCCTGCTCCTAAGGTAGAAAGCGTTAGAACTTATACTCCTGAAGAAGAAGCACAATTTGTTTCTATGGTTAACGATGGCGAATTTGTAGAAGCTATCGCTGAATCACTAGGCAAAAGTGTAAATTCTATCAGAGGTAAAGCATTGTCACTTCTAAGAAGTGGTGATATCAATGCTATTCCAAAGCAAGAACACACTAAAGGTTCAAGCAAAGCTGACGTGTTGGCTGACCTTGATATTTCTGAAATGACTGTTCAAGAAATTGCTGATGACATTGGCAAGACTGTAAGAGGCGTTAAAACTATGCTCACAAGGCGTGGTCTTCAGTGTGCTGATTACAACGGAGCAGCTAGAAAAGAAATCGGTTAACCCGCAATATTTTAGCTAGGGGGGCGCACAGTCCCCCTTTTTGAGAGAGAGTTATGAATATTGCATCTGCGTTACTAAAACAATTAGTCCACCAACAAGACTTGGAGACTTGGTCACAGGTAAAAGATATCTATTTACCTAGCGAGTACCGAGGAATCTATAACGTCTTGGATAAACACGTAGACGCATATCAGGCTCTCCCTACTTTCGAGGAACTTCAGTACGAGATCCGAGATAAAAATCTCAAAGAAAAGTTAACAGCAATCGAACTAATGGAAGTAGATGTCGATGCAGACATGCTACTTGACTATCTCAAGAACGAATTTACACAAACAGAAATTTTAGACGAACTCGACAAATATGTCGAGAAAACCGTCACGATTGCTAGTGCTGAGGAAAACATAGAACAACTACAAGAGATAGTACTAAATGTAGGCGATAAAGTAGATATTACGCCTCCTTCAGAGAGTATGCAAAGTATTACACTCTTTGAAGATGATAAAGAATTAGCGAAGTACTTACCACTCGGATTGAATAGTGAGTATGACGCAACAGTTAAGTTTTCTCCCAAAGATTTGGTGTTAGTGGGAGGACGACGCGGATCAGGAAAGTCTTTGACTTCTTGTAATCTAGCTGTCAATGTTTATGAGCAAGGCAGAACTGCTATTTATTTCACTATTGAGATGGACAGTCGTTCTATACTTCAAAGAATGTGTTCCATCGCCACTAGAATACCCTTCACCAGTATTCGTGACAAAAACATGAGTACAGAAGAATGGAATCTAGTAGCAGGCTGGTGGGCAGGTCGTTTCGAAAATGGGCATGATTTACTTCATACTTACGAGAAAGACCGTGACTTTGATGCGTTTCATAAACAACTTGTAAAGCAGGAACTAAACAAGAATGCACA